CCAGAATAATCAGCATAAAAGTTTAGAGCGCGTGGTAAATCCGGGCCTGTGTGACCGTCAGTAGGTGGTTTTGGTGCCGCAGGTTTTGGTGTATGAAGAGCAGGGTTATTGATCTGTGTCGGGGCAAATGGAAGCTGAGAGGTCGTTTGCTGAAACGGGGTAAGCATTATATAAATTTATGTTAAATTAGTAGATAAATCCACCCGAGTTGTAATACCGTTCTTTTTTTCTAGAACTATAACGTCTCCGGTGGCCGCTTTAACAGATTCCTTTCTGTGAGAAATAACATATATATTTTCCTTATAGCTCTCAACTCGTTCTTTAATTATGTTTAATACTAATTCTACTCCCTTTTCATCTAAAGAGCTATCTAGCAATTCATCAAACATTAGTAAATTATATGCGACGTCGCCTTGTAGTCTTCTCATGTCCATAAATGTAAATAAAATCGCGAGATCTATATTTTTTCTTTCAGCACCTGAGAAGTTAAAATATGAACATTCTTGATTTTTTTCATTTACAATTTCTTCTTCAAAATATTCATTAAAACGACAAATGCAATTAGCATCCATTTTTTGCAAATAATATAATAATCGATTATTTAAAACATTTAAAATTTTCTTTACTATGAAAGACTTAACTCCCTCTTCAGAGAGAATATACTTTACTACTGACAGTGTCTCTAAGTCTGAATATATATTATCGGTTGCTTGTTCTAGTTCATTTTTTTCTTTTAATTTAGTTTTTATTTTATTATCTAAGTCTGTTATCTCAACATTAGTTTCTTTTTTCTGTACTGCTTGTAATTCAGTTTTATTTTTTTTGAGATCCTTATTAAGAGTATTAATATACGTTGTGGTTAATTTATTATTGTTGTATACTGTTTTTACTGCAGTAATATATTCACCTAACTGCTCGCTGGCAGATAAATTGTCTTGTTTGAGCTTGACAACATTCTTTCGTTGTTGCTGCAAGCTTTCAATATCCTGCTCACGGTTGTTAACATCTTTTTTAACTTTATTTTTTTCTTCTTCTATATGACTTCGATCTTTGCTTGTAATTTGCCGTAAACATGTTGGGCAGACATTTTTATTAGTACCAATATCTGTAATTTGTTTATTATAAAATTTTATTTCGGTTTGATGTTGAGTAATTTTAGTTGAATTAAAGTCTAATTGTTCCTGTATGTCTACTAATTTAGTCTTTATATTATCTAGTTTATTTTTACTTTTAGTAAATAGTTCATTATTAATATCTTTTATTTTTAATTTATTACCTTTTATATCTTCATTTATAATATTAATTCTTTCTTCAATTTTATTTTTTTGCTCAATAATATTAGTTATAATTTTATTTTTCTGATCCTGTAATAATTGATAGATATTACTTATGTGATCAAAATCTTTAGTAATATGTTCGTATTTTTTTTGGATATCATTATATTCCGATCTAGCGCTTAAGAGCATATCTGAAAATATTTCTAAATTTAAAATACCTTCAATAAATTTTCTTTTTTCTACTTTCTTTTGAGCCATGAACGGTAAAGTAGAATTAAGAGACATTATAACGCAGTTTTGAAATACTTCTGGAGAGCTGTTGAGTATATTTTTTATTTTTTTACTTGTGTTTGGAATTGTACTCTCTGTTAGATCAATATCGTTAACAAATAAATAACATTTCGTTGGCTTTAGCTTACGTACTATTTGATAATCATTAACCTTATTATTTTCATTTATTGAAAAATGTAATTCCACATATGTGTTTTTTTTGTTTATAGAGTTTATAATAAACTCTTTTGAGACCTCTCTAATTGTTTCACCGAAAATAGCAAAATGTATAGCGTCGGCAATTGTTGATTTACCAACTCCGTTTCGCCTATCTTCTTTATCTTTATTAACACCTGTGATTACATTAAGACCGGTACGGAAATTAATTTCAATCGGCTTGTTCCCTACTGAAAGAAAATTACGAATCTTTACTGAATTAAAATTTACATATTTCATATAAACTGATTATATAAATGTACTGTTTTTTCTATTACTCGCTCCTTATTGTGTATATCTAAGGAATCAATATATTCTATAATACATTGCTTTACGTTTAAATCACCTAGCTCATTAGTCAGTGTAACGTTATCTCCAATATTAAATTTATATAAATAATCTGTAGTTAACGAGAATGGAGATTCAAAGCTTATTGATGCAATTATTTTATCTAATAAATTAGTTTTAATCTCTTTGTCAATAATAATTTTTATAGCTAACTTAGACCATCCTTTTTCTTTTGCTATCTTTTTTAATTTCTCAAGTGAACTTAAATTTATTTTTACATGTATTGGCGAGATGTTATTTTTAATAAATTGATATTTAATATTCGGCTCGTTGAAGTCTAATATATAGAACCCTTTTTGATCTTGAATGTCGTTAAAATCCATTTCAAACGGATTACCTGCATATATTATTTCTCCATTTGAATATTTTCGTGTTTGTCTTTTGTGAAAATGACCTGATAGTATGAGCTGTGATTTTAATAGCAAATCACACGACTCAATACCTGCTTCACATATCTTAAAGCTATTAAAATTAAAATTTTGAATTTCAAAATGACCAATTAATAAGTCACACTCAGGTACTTTCTTTAGTGGAGCGCCCCATGGACAAAACCCGACTTTTTTATTAAAGAGAGTCAATATAGTAGGTTTATCGAGAATAGTAATATTTGCTCTATTGTTTAATATAGATAGTGAATGTACATTCGAGTTATCTTTGTAGTATGCATCATGATTACCTGGAATCATAATTATTTCAAATTCATTAAAGAGATCTAATAGAGTGTTCGCAAAATAAAGTGATTTGACGTTTATTTCATCTCTATAATGAAAGAAATCACCGCCAAAGAATAATTTAGTAATTTCCCGGCTTCTTAATTCACGTGTAAACCAATTTGCCCATTCGAGAGAGACATCATGCCATTTTTCGTTATTTTGATGTATGCCTATATGTAAGTCGGAGAAAAATCCGATCTTTTTATTATTTTCGGAAGACATTAAGTATATAACTCTTGATCTGAAGCTTTTAAAGGGTTTTTGTTTACTATAGCTTCATCTTGTATTAGATTTCCATATATTTGCTCTTGATAATCGGCAATTGTCTCTCTGTACTTCTTTTCTTTTTTAATTCTATTAATAAATGCGTGATATGCAATTGTAGTAAAATACGAGAACGGGTTTGATGGAGAATCAATTCTGAATTTTTTATTTTTCACTGCAGCGATCATTTTTACAACTGCATCACCGATCATTTCATCCTTATAACTATAATTTATAAAGTTAGGGGAAAAGCTTAAGCCGACGGCAATTTTATAAACCGACGTAGCTAGGTCATCTACTAGATCATCTGACGTATAATACTCCTTTAATAGTCGTAAGAATTCTTTTGGGTTAACATAAAATATTTTTTTATTAGGTTTTTTTGATTTCGCTCTTGGTTTCATAAAATTGTGTAAAACTATAATTTATATTCTCACTATCATACAGAGATAGACGCTGTTCTATATGACGCTGACCATAGCGTAAATTATCGGCAATATCAAAGATTATAAGCTCCCTTTTATCATTATGCAAGCGCAGGCCTCTGCCTATACTTTGTATAATTTTTATTTTTGCCTTACCTCCACTTACGAACATTATATAATGTAAATTTTTGATATTAATACCGGTAGAAAATATCTTTGAAATAGCTATAACTATTATATTACGCTCTTTTTCCATTAATTTTTGTATGTTCTTACGTTCTTCTACCTCTACTTTCCCCTGAATAAAATAAATTTCTTTATTTTTACAGTTATCATTTAAATTATTACGTAATAATTCTCCGTGCTCTATATAGTCTACTAAAATTAGAGCATTATTATCTAGTTTATTAGAAAGATTTGCTAATAAATTGTTTCTAAAAGTATTTTTTCGAATAAATTCACTCTCTTGTAAATAATATGCATTAGAATTGTTACCGGAATATATTTGGGAGGATGGTGTGTCGTAATTTAATTCTAATACGTGTACTTTTGCAGGTACTACGTATTTTTCGTCCCTAAGTTCATAGGCTTTTTTTTCAAATAATTGCGGTCCTATCTTTCCAAATATATTCCATTTATCTAATAGATCGTCGGGTAGTGTACCGGTAAAGCCAAATCGATGTGGAGTATTTACTTTCTTAAGAATATTATTAATTTTGTTACCTCTTCTTACTTTATGTACTTCATCTACTATTAAGAAGTCAATATGTTCTATCCATGAGGTATCTTGCTTTGAGCTTTGTAATATTCCTAAATTAGCTATAATGATATTGCGAGATAAGATTAATTCGTCTTTCCCTGTATATTTAGTAGTTGAAAATGATACACCGTACTGCTCAAAGTCAGATATTGTTTGGTTTACTAATCCTAAATCAGGTACAATAATTAAACCTTTAAAATTTTTACTATAATTTTTATAATAAAATTCTAATAAACCAGCCATGGCTAAGGTCTTACCACCGGCAGTTGCTAATATTATCGTACCTCTACCTCTATCGATACATTTCTTAATTATATCTTGTTGATATTCTCTATATTCTAGATTTAAATTATAATTAATAATATTATCTTTACGTAGTGTGGGTATTAGTGAATTTCTTATATCTGTCGAGAAATTAATTTTTATATCTTTTGTTTTACAAAATTTTGCAATTTCTACTAGTAATCCGACGTCAGTTTTGCCTTGGTTAGTGATTACGTAAGTTCGTTGAGGAACAAATCTACCAAATCTTCTTTGAAAATGAGCTGCTTCGTTTTTTACACTAAAGTGTTCTCTGACAATATCTAACTCAGGACCTTCTAATACTGCTTGAGATTTTGAATTTAGCGTTATATCGATCATTGAGTTTCAAGCTTCATTAACTCAACTAAATTTTTTATATCATTTGTAGCGAAGCTTATATTTTTATATATATTTTCTAAAAAACTAATGATGAGGATTTCATTTTGAATTTTTTGATCTATAATCTTTATTTCTTTTTTATTTTGTA